TTGATTGTTGTTGGTATTACTGGAAGCACAGGACGTGAAGATGTTTTCCAAGTAATGGGTAGTGATAGAGAAACCTTTGGTCCTGCTAACGGAGCAAAAATTATTAAAGGTAAGAATGGAATAGAACGAATTGGAAAAGGCTATTTGATAGCCAAGCCTGATTTGACTAATCCTAATAAGCCAGCAGAAGTCAAACCAGCATCATTTGAAGAGATTATGCAAGCTCACAATGAATGGGCGAAAATATCTGTTCACCCATTTGACTCAGTTTCTCCTGAAGGATTGAGTCGCTTCCTCAACGATCCAAAAACTGTAGAGTTTTTAACCAACCTAAAAGGATCAAAAGATAAAATTGAGACTTGGCACCTAGCACAACTCCGTGTACCAAAAGATCAATAAAAGTATAAGACAGGGCTTGACTTTGGTTGAGTCCTATAATTTTCTTAAAAAAAGATAAGAAAAAGGCTTGACTTTTTCCATAGGTGTGTTATAATAGTATTTAAGCAGTTAGGAAACTAACATTTTTTATAACAGCACACAGGAGCTGACAATGAGACTAAGTAACATCACCAAAAACACAGACTTTTTAGTAAGCGCCCCAGGTAACGGTGAGGGTGACTTTCCAAACACAATGCGGAACTTTTTTGTCAATATGTGCGGCAAAAAAAATGAGGAAGTTGTCATCAATGATGAGCTTGTGTCGGAAGACACCATTAGATTTGACGACTCACTAACCATTGTTGATTTCCCAACACTGAGTGTAGATGCTGACGGTGATGTAAGATACATTGTATTTTGGCTCCGTAACTTAGACGAGTATGATATTGAGGATATGGAGCTTAGTCACCTTGATCCAGAGTCAAATGACTCATACACTTCCTTCGACGAGGTCCGCAAAACTGTAGGTGATTATTTTGGCATCGATACTACAAACTTGGACTTCACCGACAGATACAACGGTGTTACATTTTACGCTGAGGACGTATATGTTATTGATGTAGATCCTGCTAAAACAAAGGCTGAGGAAGCTGAGCGTAAGGCTGCTGAGGCTGCTGCTGAGGCTGAGCGACGAGCTGCTATGAGCGAGCTTGTTACACGATTTGAGGCAGATGACGACACGCTGACAGACGCTGAGCTTGAGCTTGTGGAAGCAGAGTATGAGGAGCGACGCCTAGACGCAGTAAAGGCTGAGGTGGCTGCTTTGGAATTGGATTTTGAGGAGCTCTTTCGTATAGCGGCATAATAAAATAAAAAAGTGCTTGACATTTGCTCAAGCACTTGCTATAATTAGAAATATACAGTGAGCGTTGAGCTCACATATTTTTCAACTCTCCGTAGGAGATCCCAATGACTGAACAAGAAATCCTCGACAGAGCATTCCGTGTAGGTATGGCAGGTAACGTCAATGACCCTGCGTATTTGGCTATGGTGATGCTGAACAACGAGCGTGACTTTGAGGCTGTCCAAGCCATCCATGACTCCCCTGATTTCAACTACACTTGCGAACTTGCCTATGACATTGCTGAGGACAACAACCACGGCATTGACATGGCTGAACTGACTAACGAACTAGCACTGGTAGCATAACTATGAACAAGACAATAGGCGGCTTGGCTGCCATTGTCCTATCTGGCTTGATGGCGATAGGCGTGGCACGAGCGGAAGATACACCTCCATGGGTAGGCGAACAACCCTATGAGAGAGATGGATTTTATTATGCTAATGGAACTTCTGAATGGATTCCTGATGAAGACGCAGCACGAGCACAGGCTGTTGAGCGAGCTTCGGCGGAGGCGCTGTACGCATTTGGTGAGGTAGAGATACAGATAGATAATGAGAAATCCTCTATTACATTATTTGATGATGGTGATGAGGAATATTCAGATTCTACAAAACAGCGAGCCAACTCACGCATCGTGTCACGCATCCTAAAGAGAGATATTGTCTCACAATATCCACACAAAAAGACAGGGCTGTTCTCTAACAGTCAATACAAGACATCAGTCCTAATCAAAATAGACAAACGGGATATAGTATCCAATCGTTTTGAAGAAGATAATAGGATTTTGCGTGAGGCTCTTGAGCTTGGCTACAGAGAACGGCTAGAGTTCAAAAACCAAATAGAGCGTGAGGCTGAGATAAAGATTGAGGAGAAGGATAAAGAAGTTATCGCTCTGAGGAAAGAAAAGACAGCTCGCCAAGAGCTTATATATGAGCTAGAGCGTGAGCGGCGTAACCTAGCATCATCCGCAGATGAAAAGGACAAACGCATTGAACAGATCAACGAGGAGCTTGCCATATCAAAACGAAAGAACGAGCGGGTTCAGAAGACTATTGAACGGATAGAGGCTGAGCGTGAAGCTGAGATCCAAGAGTTGAAGGAAGAAGTAGAGCGCCTAGAGGAGATTATACCTCATATGAAAGCTAACAAACCTGTGGATATCCCAGGGTTTGCTAAAGCATCAGCGGGTGTTACTTCCTATACGGCTACCCTAACAAAAGCATCATCAGACCCCAACAGAGAAGAGGATGATACGGCTACATTCTCAGGGGGTGGCTTTACAGGTGTATATAGATTCTTCTTTGTGCCCTCTGTAGATATCTCAGCCCAGCTGACCCTAGCAAATATTGAGAAGTATGAAGATAACTATAGATATAAGCGAGTGATGCCTGCCTCAGGAGATGCTCGTTCCGTAGTGCTAGGGTCTAACTACAACTTTGGAAACTCTGTGGATAGTTGGCTGGGGCGCTGGTGGACTATCTATATTGGGCTAGGGCTTGCTATGGGTAACACATCCGTTGCTCTCGATGGTGAGGATTACAACTGGCAAACCTCAGGACTCACCGTCAATTTTGGATTTGATTATCGTTTTGAAAACAATGTCACAGTAGGCTTACACGCCTATTCAACCACCTCCCGAGCCAAATACAATGACGCTCAGATGAGTGCCAACTTTGGCTCTGGTAGCTTTGTCATAGGATACTTATACTAATGAACTTCATCAACAGACTCGCTCCCACAACAGGAGCCAAAATTGTAATGTTTTATATCATAGGTGCCATCCTGCTCGCTTGTGGTGATATACCAAAAGAGGGCGATGGCACAGAGCGGATCCAAGTAAAGATGGAACTACAATATGATAACTCAACTAAAAGATTTAATCATCCTGAGTAAAAAAAGGCTTGACTTTTCTGTGGATTGGATATACAATAACATTATAGACAGTTAGGAATACTTTTACACACAGGAGATGATATGAACGCTGAGCAACTAAAAGAATTATTAGCAGGTGCGAGCAACGAAGAGTTGGCAAAGATTATGGACTTTGAGCAGGTAGCTAATATTTTATATGTGAAGGGTAAGCAAGAAGGTTACCCAAAGGTGACTGACAAGTCCAAGTGGCGTGAGCCTGTTATGGCGGAGAAGCTGGGCCATGTAGCACACGAAAAGATCTCAGCTGGTAAAGACTCTGAGGCATACGGCAGCGATGCTTATGACCCCTCAACAGGACGCATGGCAGAATACAAGTCCAACGCTATTGGGGACAAAGAAGCTCGCAACTTACGACAGGAACTACGCCCTAACGGCACACGATTTGCCCTCTACACGGCGAAAGGTGTGTATAACGGAGCTTATACCCATGAGGCTATTGATGCTTATGCTGGGGTGGATCACTACTTTGGCATCTTCCACGAAGAGCTTTGTGTCCTCATTGTAAAAGTGGATACAACTTATGTGGCTAATGAGCTACGCAATATCCTCAACGAAAAGGAGGAGCTACGCAGAACAACTGGCAGGAAGATTACAACAAACTGTAATACTGTACAGGTACATTTGGAGCGTGACAAAGACAACTATGAGATTGCTTATATCAATGAGGACTGGTTCTCAAAGAATAACGGTATTACATTCTAAGGAGACACACAATGACAGCTATACTATTTGAAATCTTCCACGATAGAAAAGTATTCCAAACCCAATACATAGGATACCGTGAAGACAGGTTTGATGACATCCTAGTGCGAGCGAAAGGCGACATTCGTCGTGTTCGCTTCATTAGAAATATACACGGTGTATGGACCTACTTCTCCACTCAAGCTCGTGAGGACGATATTACGCTGTCAGCGGATAAGCCTAATTGGGTAGAGTCGGCGCTGGACATTATGAATGATACCTCCCCAGAAAAAAATTCAAAATTTCTTCAAGAAAAGGCTTGACATTTTCCATACCTGTGCTATAATATATACATAACGTTGAAACACTAACAACACACACAGGACGACAAATGGCAGAGCTAGGTTACTTACCAGAAATAACAGACGAAGCAACGGCACTGAAGTATGTGAGCGACTGTTATACAGACGCACGGAACATTTGGGATATGGAAGACGAGGACGACAGAGCTGAGTTTGCTACATTTGCTGATTATTTTCAGGATCACCTCGAGACTATGATGGACGAAGACGAGCTGGCGCTGGCTCGGAGCTTCCCAAGTGTGGTAGAATTTATTTCAGAAAAGAAATAAAAAAGATAAAAAAAAAGGCTTGACATTTATCAAAGTTGTGCTATAATATATACATACAGTTAGGAATAACAACAACACGCAACGGAGCAGACAATGACAGTAGCAGCACACAAAGACTTAGACGGCGGTATGTACAAGGATTGGATGATTGAAACGGCTACACTGATTGAAGATGAGTGGACACTGAACGGAGTGGTTGTTGAGCTTACAGTATATGATGAATACACTGATGAGACGATGGACGGAGTAAGCGAGAGCCGAGCATTAGCTGACTTGAACGGTATGGTTCGGATGCTGGCTGAGGAGCGGCTGGAAGTTGTTGATTATACAGTGAATGGCACAACAGTGACAGCATACGCAAAAAGATAAAAAAAGATAAAAAAAGTGCTTGACATTTGGACAAGGCTTTGTTATAATAACATTATAAACAGTAAGCAATTTAGCTTACGCATTTTACTAACTCCAAATACGGAGAACGACAATGTTTAGTGAAGCAAATCGCAAAGAGCGCAACAGAATCAAAAGCCTAAATATTCCAACAGCAGAAAAGTTTGCCCTGCTCAAACCTTTGCTTGAGCGAGATCGTAAAGAGAAAGAGGCATACTACGCAACTCCAGAGGGGATAGCAATGATGGCTGCTATTGATGCTGAGATTGCTGCTATGAGTGAGGAAGATGCATTTGCAATGAATTTTGAGCGGGAAATGCGGTTGTAAAAAAGATAAAAAAGTGCTTGACATTTGCTCAAGCACTTGCTATAATAACATTATAAACAGTAAGCAATGAGCTTACTACTTCCAACAACTCCAAATACGGAGAACGACAATGACATTAGATATTATCCGCAAGCACAACGAGACAGGCGTAAAGATGACTCCAGCCTTCCGCAAGTTTATCCGCGCTGGTATTGATACAAGAAAATTTTATACTGAGATTGGTATTGATGATGTTTCAGATAATCTAGAAACAACACTGGTAAATTTATTTGGCGGACGAGCTACCTATAACAAATCCAAGACACGCCTTTGGGGCGATCCAGAGACAATGGCTGATATGGTTGCGATGTTTGGGTGGCATCAAGAAGAAGAGGCTGAGGCGCGACAGATGGCTAAAGATTTGGCTGCTATGAGCGACGAAGAGCTTGCTACTGATTTGTGGTAATATAAACATTGGGGCGGCGACGCCCCAAAAAAAGATAAAAAAAGACTTGACTTCGTCCTCAACCGTGCTATAATATAATTTATAAACAGTAAGCAATTTAGCTTACTACTTCCAACAACTCCAACAACGGAGACCCGACAATGAAAAGTTTAGCCAAAAGAGTATTAGGAACAGCGATGGTAGTAGCACCATTTATACTTCCACTGCCACTGACAGTTATTGCCACAACGGTAGTGTATGCTCTTCCACTCATTGCGATAGCTGGTTATGTTTATCTCGTCGCTGCTCTTAATTTTATTCTAGAAGGATAAAAAAGTGCTTGACATCTCGTATAAAGATGTTATAATATATACATACAGTAAGACATAAGAGCTTACATATTCCAACAACTCCAAATACGGAGACACAAATGTTCAAGCTAGCACTAGGAATGGTAGTTGGTTCACTGCTAACCTACAACGTCATTCTTCCAAACGATACATATAAGACAGCATTCCTCACCTTCAATGACTGGAGCATGGCAAAGATCTCAGCTCTACTAGAAGACGTAAAATCTCATAACAACGAAGGATAATACTATGGCTATTAGAAGAATCCATACTACTACAGAAGCTGACATGAGTGGCACCGCCCTCCCAACAGGACGTGACGAGCTCAGTTTATCTATAGAACACAAACCATATGGAATGAACTCAGACATCCGCCAACTCGTAAGGGAATGTGCTGAGCGTAATGAGCAACGAGCGTTATTACAACAAAGACGACAACGAGCATCCGAACTAGCTGGATTAGAAAGGAGACGAAAACGATGATAGATATCAACTCAACACAATCCACAGTCTCACTACTATGTATCCTCAAACGATATAATGAGCTTAGAGACAAATACCAAAAGTCTAATGAACAGAGAGCAGAGTATATTGAGCTAGGAAGAATACTCCGTAAGCATAGGGTAATAGAACGATGAGCCGTATAATAGGAGCCATAGATTCCCCACGACAGAGTCGTGAGGAATATAAGCCCGCGAGATATACAACTTCGTTGTATATCGTCGCAGCTTTCTTTTTGGGACTGATGGGAGTCTCTGTAGTGGGAATACTAGCGGTACTTGTACTGTTAGCGGAAGTGATACTGTTATGAGAAATCTTAGAATCCTCAGAATAGGAGGAGGTTGATTACAGTATAGCCTGTCGCGATGTAAGGTTACAGATTACATTGTAACATACACGGTTACATTACACGCCCAAAAAAAAGATTAGAAAAAGGTAAAAAAAAGGCTTGACATTTGAGCTCTCCTCCTATATAATTAGAAGTATAGTAAGTAATTATTCCACACACAGGAGATGATATGAAGAAGCGCAACAAGAACAACACCACTGTAACAGCAGACGCTCCACGCAACTATGTCTTCCTCCAAATGAAGGGAATGACTGGCAAAGGCGCTCACAAGTCCAAGAAAGCCTATAACAGGCGAGCAGGAAAAAAAGTTGATTTTTCCTAAAAAAAAAGGCTTGACTTTATTCAAAAGTATGTTATAATAGTTTTATACAGTAAGACATAAGAGCTTACACAACACGCAACTCCAAAGAGAGATAGACAATGGCAGATATGAACAACGCATACGAAATGATGGCAGCTAACTTGAGGGCGTTGGAACTGGAGCTAGATGAGCTGAAAAAAAGTTCCAAAAAAGATGAGAAAAAAGGTTGACTTTATCCTCATCTGTGTTATAATAGTTTTTATACAGTAAGTAATTAGCTTACACAATACGCAACTCCAAAGAGAGACACACAATGACAAAGTTCAAAAACGCAATGGTAGCAGCAATTATCGCAGTAGCAGCAATTGGTTGTGGTGTAACGCCAGATGAAGGCACAGTAGCATATGACAATTCATATGACGCACCAGCTCCAACAGCACCAGTTGAGCCAACTGTGACTGACGAAGGCGAGGACGAGGGCGAGTTGGTTGAAGATGGTTGTGAGGCATTTGGCTTAGTATATGACGCCGCCAACAACACTTGTGTAGATGACGAGCTTGAGATCAACATCATCAATCCACCAGTAGAAGAGCCAACTGAGCCAGAGCTTATTGAAGATGGTTGTGAGGCTTTTGGTATGGTTGAGGAGAATGGTGTTTGTGTAGAGCCAACCATTCCGCTGGCAGGTGATGAGGATGAGAACGAATACAACGACATCATTGACCCACTCGCATTTACAGTAACACCAGGTAAGTATACATTGGTAGCTACTTGGATGACAAACGATGCTGTTAGCTCAGTAAGGATTGAGCGAACACGAGAAGGCAACTCCTACTCCAACGATACCTATCCAACTGGCAATAGCTGGACATACGCTTCCTTCTCCTGCTCGGCACATTCATTCAAACTCATTGCTAATATGTTTGATGGAACTACCATTGAGACTGAGGCTACCGAATTCTTGAAGCCAGCCAACTGCGAGTAATAACAATAGCCGCTCAGCAATGGGCGGCATTTTTTTGTGGGTTTTTTTCTTGACATCGGCTGTCTCCTATGTTATAATGAAAGTAATAAGGAGAATATTATGTCAAAGATTAGTACCAGAATTATTTGTCCATTATGCGGAGCGGATGTTGCGGAATATAAGCTCAAGAGCCACATCGGAACTCGCCGATGCACAATGAATATGAACAAAGGATCGGTGAAGTCCGATGTTGATTGGAAGAGGATGGCGGACCGTGTTCCGTCCGTGAGCGACTTTTTCTTCAGATAGGCAGACATCGGTGATGTCCGATGATCATCGGATGTCTCCGATCCTATCCCGCCAGGATAGAAAAAAATAAAAAAAGATAAAAAAAAGGCTTGACTTATTTCATACCTGTGCTATAATATATACATAACGTTGAAACAGTAACTAACACAGGAGACGATATGAGCATTCCAGCAGCAAACGACACAACGGCAGCGATCATCAAAAGAATTGCTAACTCCAACAACGGCTATACTTTTACATACGATAGAAACGCAATGGAGGCGACACTGAACGTAGGCGGATATACTGCCACTCCACACCGAGACTTTGATGGCGACAACTACTGGAGCATCAGAAAAAAATAAAAAAAAGATAAAAAAAAGGCTTGACTATTTCCTAAAAGACTGTATAATATATACATAACGTTGAAACAGTAACAACACACGGAGCAGGCAATGACAAAGAAAGAAAGAATGACACTTCCAGCAATTAGGTTAGGCGGACGAGGACAGCATTTGGATCTCAGCCCGTTAGCAAAGGCGAAGGCGTTCTCCAAGTTTGGCAAGCCCAGCAACGGTGATGAGGTGACTGGAATGCTAAGCCTCAAGGTAGAGAAGGTATGGCAGGAGTTTGCGCTCGTAAAGCACAGTGAAGGCGACATGAGCATTGGCGTAGGTGGCAAGTTGATGGCACAATTGAGTATCTAAAAAAAGATAAAAAAAGTGCTTGACAAACGGCAGATAGGCTGTTATAATTAGAAGTATAGTAAGTAATAAAACTTACTAACAAACGCAACACACACATAGGATATACTATGAAAAAGCAAGAAACATTTTACAGCAGAGCAATTGGCACATACAGCAACAAGGGCATGATGAAGAGTGCTAGACTGGACGCTGATGTAAAAACAGCACAGGTAAGGGCGTTTGAGAATGGTGGAGCACAAAAGGTAGAAACTGCTAGTAGCTTGAAGGTTGTACGCTACGAAGTAATTGGTGGAAAGAAATTTAAAGTTATTAGGTAAAAAGATAAAAAAAGTGCTTGACATTTGTCGGGCACTACGTTATAATAGTTTTTATACAGTAAGGCATTTAGCTTTGCTGACACACTGTAGGCAATTTAGCTTACAATTTTTACTAACTCCAATACGGAGCACGACGATGAAAAAGTTTATCACAGCAACAGTAGCAGCATTGGTAATGAGTAACGCCGCAATGGCCTTCACAGGTGCTGACAAATTCGCAGAAGAGATTGTAGGTGGATTGGGTCCAGTAGCAGTTAGCGTAGATCCATTTGCTGAAGAGATCGTAGGCGGACTTGGTCCAGCTAACACCAACATTGATCCATTTGCTGAAGAGATCGTAGGCGGACTTGGTCCAGCTAACACCAACATTGATCCATTTGCTGAAGAGATCGTAGGTGGATTGGGACCAGCTAACACCAACAACGATCCATTTGCTGAGGAGATTGTTGGCGGACTTGGACCACAAGTAAATCATGTTGCTGGTCGATAATTAGGCAAAAAAGTGCTTGACTTTTGTCAAGCACTACGCTATAATATATACATACAGTAAGACACAAGAGCTTACACAATACAAACACTCCACAGGAGACGACAATGACTAGAGAGCAACTAGACCGGGCAGTAGCAGCATACACAAGCAAAGGCGGAGAGATCACAGTATTGCCAGAAGCTCTTCCTCCAGTAAGTTTGAAGGATGCGCTCAACATTGCTGAACGAGTTATTGACGAGCACCTGGCGACCAACCCTGTAGAAGATGATGAAGACATTGTTAGTTTTAGAGGTTACGAAGAAGTCAAACTTGCATTACCAGAAGGAGCTGCTGTAAAATTATAGAAATAAATAACTTGACATTAGGCACAAACCCCTATATAATAAGTTATATAGGGTGAAACATTAGGCAATAACAAGGCAGGAGACATAATGGCAAATATTACATTCCATCCTAATTCAAGTTCATTCCACAACGCACCAGGCAACAAGGCTATCTCAGTCGCTGGTAAGACTTTCCCAATAGTAAAGAACATCAAAACTATGCCTCGCGGATACGATGAGGTATATGTAGATGCTACAGCCGTAACAGGCTTTCCCAACAAGAACATTCGTGTAAGAGTAACAGACAACAACTATATGATAGAAGGCGGCATGCAAGAAATAAGCAGAGCACTCACCCCGGCTATGGCACTGACTACTGAGACAGACGAGGAGATTATTGTACGAATGCGCGAGCGTTTTGAGATGCTAGAAGCACTGACAGGCGCAGCAAAGAAAGGCAAGATCAAGTCACTCATTATTAGTGGCCCTGCTGGTGTAGGTAAGTCACACGGAGTAGAGCGCAAGCTATCCAAGCACAACATCCTCTCAACACTATCCGAGAAGGAAGTTCCATACACTATTATCAAAGGTGCTATGAGTCCAATCGGATTATACAAAGCACTGTATAAGTTCCGTGATGCTGGCAAAGTGGTCGTCTTCGATGATTGTGATACGATCTTTGAAGACACACTGATGTTGAACATACTAAAGGCAGCATTAGATTCTAAAGCACGACGAACTATTTGTTGGAACACTGAGTCACGTGTATTAGATAGAGAAGGTATTCCAGATCGCTTTGACTTCCAAGCATCGGCTATCTTCCTTACTAACATTGACTTTGAGACAGTCAAGTCAAACAAACTGAAGCCACACCTAGATGCTCTCACATCACGCTCACACTATATGAGCTGTGACATTAGTACAGACAGAGAGCGACTGTTACGCATCAAGCAAGTAGCACAGGATGGACTGCTCAAAGACTTTGACATGACTGACGCAGAACAGAACAATGTGTTAGACTTTGTTACTGATAACTTTGATAAGTTACGGGAGCAATCATTACGCACGGTAGTCAAGGCTGCCGAGTTGAAGAGTGCTTTCGGTGATAGCTGGCAGAAGTACGCTGCCGTCTCATTGCTGAAGTAACAGAGCTGCGGCGAGCTTATAAACCTAACGCCGCCAAACAGCACTCGTAGAGTGTCTGCGCCCCACCAAGCGGGCGCTATGGAATTGCTGTTAGTCCTACAGTAGAGTATGTACTCCTGGGACTAGCGTATGGGGACATGGCTGCCCTTCCGTGTCCCCACCGTATGCTAAATACTATATGGCACTACAACAAGCAACAACACCAACCAAGCAGACTCCAGCGGGCGTATTTAGAGTATCATATAGCTATGTATCTAGCACTGGGGAGCAGCATAGCGTAACTGAAGACGTAATTGGCTATTCTAGTAAGAATGCTATTAGCATCATACAACAATATCTATCCGAGTGTAACTATCTGGAACATAAGATAACGGATGTAAAATTATTTGATAAGATAACGATAGTCGGTTAAGAAAAAAAGAAAGAAAATTTTTTTGGAGGTGGCTTAATGCACACTTATTGCAAGCGCACACCCCAGCCCTATGCGATACCCAGTATCACGGAAAGTGGTACCCAGAAACGAAAAGTACTCTATATTAAAAATCCGTAGCTAAAAATCCGCATCTCACCCTAGACGAATTCTCCGCACAACAAAAGCTCCTCCCAATCACAAAACCTCAATTCAAAAATTTTTTGCACAGAATTTTCTTATAACCTGTAACAGGCTTTTCTACGCTCCTCGGGATAGTCTTTGTATGGACAGCGTCTCCGAGCCAATAGACAGGTTAGCTCATGCTCCCTCAACACGGTGTTAGTACGGTGTAGTGACGATTCCAATGCGGTCCGGATAGACGATAGTTATATTTTTTAGCCATCCTTTGTACAATTTTAAATATGTATGAGATATGAGTATCATCGCAAAATAGGGTTGCCCCGGGAGCCTGTTCAACAATCTGTTCAAAGTCTCGTTTTATACCCTCAGGACTATGATCACCGTCAATGATGATGAGATCAGAACCTGTTAAGTCTAAATGATTTTGATGCAGTGTTAGGTTAGGATTTATGGATTCATAGAACGATTGTATCTCACCAATTTGTTCTGGGAGTCGTAATTCGATATCGTATAGTTCTTGATAGTGTTGTTGCACCATTTGTCGGATATGTTCATTATTACGATTGGGAAGGAAATACTGATCCCATAGATTTACGTCTACAGTATTTATGATTGCACGGGGATAGTGTTGTGCTAGTAGATGCGCGGTTCCCCCACAGAAAGTTCCTATCTCTGAGATGTGCTTAAATTTTATTTTTTTCTTATCACATCGTGCTAAAAAATAGTTGAGCTTATCCCGCATAAGGGTTACAGGATCGTTTCTAAGGATATCGTGAAGTTGGATGATTGTAGATGTCATAAGATATATATTTTATATGCGACTATTTATCATTGTTGGTTTGATATCTATTTTATTATCATCATGTATATGGGGGTTACAGGCTTGGCGTTGTCCATCTATGTATTTTACTGAGGAGGGGCGAGAACGGTGTCGTGATTACAATGAGGATAAATGGGACGAATATTGGAATCCATTTTGAAGTAGGATAATGCTATCACCGCAAAACCGGCTTTCAGCCGTTGGCTCGCTACACTCGTTCGGGGGAGGATATGTCAGATCCAGATCGTAATCCACATCTACCCGGAGAGCATTGGCATGTGAGAAATGGGGGTACTGATTGGTTGCCTGAATTATCACCACACTATAAGAGGGAGGGAGTTGTGACACCACCAAACTATCGTCGTTGGAGACGAATACTGTTATGGAGTATATTCATGATTTGGTTCATGGCTGGTTATATATGGTTAGAAGATTTGATTGGAATAGCTGATGCATATGGCGCGGAGATTCGTCATCAAATCAACTGCTTGGCATTCGAAGATATTGGTATGCAGGATTGTCCGGTTGATTAGCAACCACCAAACCATCGTTGTGGAAATCCATATGTAGCGCCGCCGTCACCTCTTGGGTTAGAGTTACACGATTTATTAGTAACGGAAGACTGCTGCCAATTGGGACGAGCTGAGTTAGAATGTCCTGATGGTGAGCAAGCTGTTACTAATATGAGTATTGCTGTTATGATAGCTGCATAACATAAAAACGCGATTATTCTAGGTAACATCATTTAGAACCTCATTCCTGATCCAGGATTTGACTTTACTCGCTCGCAGTTAGCAAGGTCCTTCTCTAATACAAAAAATCCACAGTCTGCAGTTTTACTGGAACATCCCGCCAATACTACGACAATAAATAATAATATACATACTTTATTCATGTCTATCCTTTATGCTATTTATATAAATAATACATTATGAGATACTACGAAATATCAGAAGCGAGAAGAAATCCTATTTCGGATAAAACAGGTAAAGAACTAAATCCTCGAGTGCCTCTTACTGATAAACTAGAACAGTATAAGGATCGAGAAGACATATTCATTTCATATGTAATGGATATGGGCGACTTACAACCTAAAGGCGGAAAGAACATATCTGGTTTTAAGGTTGGCATCAATCCAAAGTCACGCTACAATACTCCAAATGGCATTTATTTGTATCCACTAAAAGAAGCGTGGAAGTCTTATTATAATCCTAGGAAACGCATCTTAGATGTACCGTTTGCTGGTGAGCAACCACAGGTTGGTATATTACAGGTTGATATGAATCGTGCTATGGATTTGAAGACATATAACTCTAGGATGTGGGATCAGGATTATGATAAACTAGCACGAATGATTGAAGACTTTTTCGTTCAGAAAAATCGTATGTCAGAAGCAGTAGGCTGGGAGGCAGCCAAGTCTATATTAGCTGCAGCAAATGATGGAGCAAGAGTAAAGACTCCAGGCGGGCGTTTTTGGAATATGTCTCGATATACTTACTTCTGTCTCACGTCCCAGTTAGCTACATCATTCAAACCAGAATACGAAGAAGAGCTGATAAAGATGATGCAGGATAAAACTGCTCGAGCAAACCGCACGGATCATACTGTAAGATTTGATATTAAAGATAATATCAAAGCTGATGCGCCTACTAATCGTTGGACACTAATTCTTATTGAGCTAGGTTATTCAACTATTATTGACAGAGCAGGACAATCTATTATACATCCATCAGAACCCATGCAAGCAGTAGCATTAGATCCTACGGGCTACAAAGTAATTGACTCACACGATAACAAGGGCTACGAGCGTTTAAACGCTTCACTGGAGGCAAATGATGCTAAGGTGTCTATCATGGTTCGTGAGTGGCTAAAGCACAAAGCTGGCATTACTATGAAGTCAGAAGCATTCAAAATGGCACAAGCAGTTCGCCATATGGTACAGTCATATGAATCAGAATACTCGGACAAGCTAAATGTCAAAATGGATACAGCTCTGTCTATGGCATTGGACAAACTCAAAGTAAATTTAGATGCTGAAAAGAACGCTAAAAAGCTACCAGACGAAATCTCAATGACTACGTCTGATGGCGGGTTTATAAAAATAGATACTAAAAAAATTACTGTATTAGGTCCTGAGAAAGTATCTAAACCTCATATGAAAAAATACGGCAAAGCTAAAACTATTAGAACATTCAAGCTAAAGCAATTCGATCCAGGTAACTGGCAGGAATGGGGAGATGCGTTAGCCTTCCATGCTCAAGCAGTTATGGCAGGAAGTGATCCAGATAATCATTCTATCAAGATAAACTTCCCGGATGATGATTGGGAATAACTAAACTATGAGACTTAGAGGATGAAAAAAATAAATGAGATATTATGAATTAACAGAGCTGTCACAACGACAGCGTAAAGAGATTGCAGGGACAGAGAAAGATCAGTTTTTTACTCGTCCTGCTGTAGCACAAAACTTTGCTGCCTTTGTAAAAAAGACATTGTCTGGGTTAGACCCAAAGCCATCTACTATGATAGAACCATCTGCTGGTAATGGTGATTTAGCCAAACATTTTCCAGGCATACAGATGTATGATTTAGATCCTCAGCGTGATGACATACAACAAGCAGACTTCCTTAAGTCTAATCACAATTACGAGCCTGGTAAGACTGTTATTATGAATCCTCCGTTTGGTGTTAACTCTAATTTAGCAGTAGCTTTCTTTAATAAGGCAGCTACATTTGCAGATCATATCGCACAAATAGTTCCAATAACTTTTCGTCGTCCATCTGTACAGAATCGTATGAGCAAAGAGTTTCGTTTGGTAGATCAATACAACTTACCAAAGAATGCGTTTTACTTGCCTTCCGAAGGTGATGGCTCAGAAGGAGCAAAAGGATACTCCGTACCTGCAGTTGCTCAACTATGGACTAGAGGCGAGCGAGAAGCAGAGGTTCAAAACGAAATACCTAAAGAGTATTCATTTACAAGAAATCCTCAAGAAGCTGATTTTGCGTTTAGGCGTAAAGGCAGACGTGCTGGACAGATTATTACAGATCCTCAAGAGATAGCAGTAACTAATCCTAATTCATTTATATATGTTCGTGGACCAGTAGAGCCTTGGCAAAAAGTTGACTGGACACAATATGGTAGGGATACAATGGGAGCGTATTCTATCTCACGCAAAGACATAGCAAATGGTTTAGCCAGTTAGTCTATATTGTTTGTAAAATTCTATAGATGGATTATATAAGCAAGCTAACTCATAATCTTTATCTGAACATTTAAAATTAAATTTTTGGTTATTCTCTTGATAGTGTTTAGCTAATAGTATAGTAGATATACTCATATTTAAAATTCTTTGTTCATTTGAGAATAACTTCTTCCCATATTTTTTTGTAGTAACTCGTGTATATCTTCCGTTCTCTAATATAGTTTCGTCAGCCGTATTGGCGTCCCATACATATGTATATTCGTCTGTAGGCTTTATTGCCAACCTAATTCTTGTTTTACTGTCCAAAGCCATTGTTGTTGTATTTGCTCCGCAAAATAATGTTGTCTCTCTTCTGATAAATGTAAATTGTCTAAGCCTCTAATAGGCATATTCAAATCAAAATTTCCAATGGAATCATACCAATAACCAATAGGGTTGTATTTAATCCAGCTATCAGTATTTTTCATTTTTTGCAGTTGGAATAAATTATATGTCTCTTGTTTAACTGCTATATGTGCTAACGGTGTTTTCCAAATACTTTGTATTGAATTAACTGCTGACACTAAATCTGATAAACGTTCTTCTTGATTTTCAGATGTATATAATCTCTTATAATAATACCTATGTTCAGCTTGGCGACTAGGATGTATGTTTGATAAATTATCTGGTGGTAAAGCATCAATCCAAACATTTTTATCTGTATTGAAAAAAGTCCAACGATGTGGATATGTCCATAGTATTAGAACTATGTCTCTATCTTTTCTTAAATGTTTTGCGTAATAAGAATAAGCTAGAAATATACGAAGATTAGATCCTCCGCCAAAGCCTAAATTTAGAATATCACAATTATTTAGTTCGGCTAGTTTAGAGGGCCAGCCACGTTTAGATATACCCATAGTATTTGGATATACATCTTCTAAACCTTGTCCTGCTGTATGGGAACACCCAAACGTGACTATTCTCATTTCCTAAATACTGCTACCGCTGTATGCCCATAACCTTGGAAGGCATTGGGTATATCTTTTCCTATAGTCTTTACAATCCAATCACTTATTTTATGTGATATCCAATGCTTGGGCTGCCGCAATACAGAATGTTTGATGCCTAGCTTTTTGTTTATCATATACACAAAAAACGCATTCAGATACCAAGGATGATGAAAGTCGTCCAATGGTTCGTGATGTATGTCTTCTAGTCGTAAATTAAATTGTTTAGCTACATTATTGAAGCATCTGTCAGTCCATCGTGTAATGTGATGTGGAGGCAGATTGAGGCAAAAATCCTGCTTGTATTGTAACCAAGAGTCTTCTGAAGGTGTTGTTAGTATAAGCACTCCGTGAGGCTTTAGACAAGCTAGGCATGCTGCAATAAACGACTGTGGATCTACAACATGCTCTAATACTTGAAACGAACAAACTACATCATATTTCTCACGATTCTGCTGAGCGTGTACCTCAATAGTTTCTGATGAGATGTTCCTACCTTTAGCAATTCCTTTTTGTACTGCTACCTCAGAGAACTCTAATCCTCTATATAATTGCATAGGAATGTGAGAGCTGAATTCACCTGTGCCACAACCAATCTCAAGCACAGAACCTGTGCCCTTGAACATTTTGCTTACATAGTGATATTCATACTTCTCTTCTTTGTAATACCATTCAAACTGCTGTAGCTTGTCATAGAAGGATTGCCCACCGGGGTATGCCGGATAGAAGTAGCGTAAATCACAATCGTTACATCTAGCTAGTGGCATATCTGTTTTGACATCATCCATAATGTCTATACCATACTCTGCTATATAAGCATCGTTCAATCTCTTGCGAGATACAAAGTCAATTTCTTCAGTATTTGTACTTGCACATAGTGGGCAAGGTTTTGCCATAAATCCTTTATTAGTTAGCCGCGGGGGATGCCGCCATAGAACCTGACATATGAATTAGGTTGTGGAGGACGCTGTGGTTCTCTGTAAATTGTTTTGGGAAAGATAGGAGGCAGATTGTTTCTATACCTATTACGCTGAATCCTCAATGCTCTACGATTTCCAACTGGACTAGGTTGTTTATTATATACTTGTGACAGTGCCATCATTTCTTTAATGCGAACTTGCTCTGCTCGTCTTTCCCCGTCAGACATTCCCATTAATACAAATGCCGCTAAAATCCAAATATACGATCGTACCATCTATCCTTCTCCTTACTCCTATATGCAACGCATTTATTATAGGCAATTCCGTCGTTGTATTTTCTATCCCAGAAATGCCTAGCTTCGCAATTTATAAATGCACTACAAGATGATTGTATTATACTTATAAATAATACTAGTATAAAATATTTTTTTATTGAACAAATGCCATACATTGGCTTCTAGCCTTTTCGTCAAAGAAATGACGAGCATTGCATTCACTTGCTGTTATTGTATAGCAAGAAGTTAACAATAATGAAATTATTATAACTCTTACCATGTGTTTCCTTATGTGTTATATTGATGTGCCTAGCACAAAAAATGCTATCAATAGCATCGCAATTCCAATTGGTTCCATCCTATTCCTTTTTAGATATTTATCTATGTCTAAACGACTGTTAAAAAAAGAATCGTTATTTACGGTGTATTCCGTAGCGTTGTTTGGTGTCATAAATGCTGGTTGTATAAAAACTAAACTTATATAATGTTCGTGTAGTAAGTTATATGATACAAATTTATCGAGTATTTAAAGACAAAAATAAAACTTGGTTACGCAAACATAATTACCCAAATGATGTCCTTACCCCTTGTATATGGATGTCAGGGTGTAATTGGTTTGACGAAGGCTATCTAGTAACTCAATCATGTCTCAATACACAATCTCTTCTAAATTATTATAACTGGGGGTTGTTTAGAAAGCCAACATCATATCCTAAAAAAGTAGTAGAATGGACAACTCCTATTAGGCAACTTTTATATTATAAAAATACTGGAACAAATTTTCATAATCATAAAATCCATGTAGATCGACAAAGTAAAGTTCAATATAATATATGGGTGTCAATATCTGCTACTACTGTATTTGAAATAAAAGATTTAATGTCAGTTAGATTAAAGCTAGGTTATGCTATTGCTATTCCACCGGAAACAATATATAGAATAGTATCTACTAATAGAGATCGTAGATTACTATCCTATAGTGCTATGGCTAAGGTCCGCCCATAGATGTTGTAGTTGGTGTAACACCTTGTCTCATAGCTTCCATAACTACTGCTGGAGGATTATTTGCTTGTGGATTTTTTTGCGGCAAATACTTAGCAGGATCTAAATCATATAGTTCCAATGCTCCGCCAGCAGACTTAGAAGAACCTAAAACAAATGATCCATCGTTCTCCTCAAGAGCCTCTTCTTCCATAAACTCACCTCTAACAGTTTTTCCTTGCTCTCTAGAAGCGTCTCCTGCTTCAAGTTCAGCTTGAGTTTGCTCTGTATAGGGTTTAGCATATGAGCGTGGTTCATCCTCGTCATCGTGCTTTACCCAAATCCAAATAGTTTCACCATCAGTATGATATGAGAGATATTCAAACTCTTTACTATTCAGTGCAGTAGTTGGATATCCTAATACAGTATTATAAAAGAATACAATACCAATTACTGTAGCTAGTGCTGTAGGAATAATATAATATTGATGTAGTGTTGCTCTACTTTGGATAATAGCATATACAAACAAAGCTGCGGCTAAGAAGCCAAATATCATTAAAAGTGTCATGTATCTCTCCGGTCAGTTTGATGATGGTGGTGATGGACTTGGTGTTGTTGGGCTTGGGCCCGGTGCTGTCTGTTGCCTCAATGCTCGTTGTAATCCTTCATCAACTTCATCAGGTACATCTGATAGATGATATTCTTGTCCAGGTACTTTACCCCGAATCAAATTCTTTGGTAGATAGTTAATGTTTCTAACTACTCCTAGATCATCAAGTTCAAAATTGATAAAAGTTTTTTGGGCTCCTTTTTCTTCTAAAATATGCGAGCTTGTATGCACAATATAGAAAGGATTCAACCTTATAACCTCAACAGTAACATTGGCAGGACCTCGCATAGATGGATTCTCTTTGAGCCAACCTTCTTCTACTAACTGCTTTGGAAATACTGCTGGAGCTGAAGAATAATAATGAGCATTGATTGTGTAGTCTCCTACTTCTAATGCTCTAAAGGTAACAACTTCTCGGTTGATACGAACAACTTCCAATTCACCGTTTGGTTTCCAATACCAATCATTTCGTGTTCCTAAATCATCTTTGTCTAAGAACACATTGCCTCTAGTTGGTTGAACAAAGTTCACCGTTCCATGAGGCGTTTGTACCCAGAGATCAATGTCAGCTTCATGCATGTCTTCCCAATGCATTATGACTATCATCTCTGCTTTCTTTTCTACGTCAGCAGTCTTCTCTGGTTTGTTAATCAATAAAAAGCTAATAAGGAAAAGGAATACAAATCCTAAAATTAGATTGAATAATAAATCCGTAAGGGCGAGAGTGCTTATATACTTATTTTTCATATTTCACAAACTCGTCCATATACACTAATTGCAACTTTAGCAAGATGCTACAGATAAGGCCCGTTAGTGTTGTCCATAATGCCGTCCCCATACCAGTTGCCATTTGTCCCAATGCATATTGAACGCTATTAATGTCTTGAACATTAATGTCTGTGAACATTGTGCTGAGCATATAGATAAAGCCTATAACAGTTCCTACCATTCCTAGGCTTAGCAGCATTTCACTCATATACCATTCTGGGCGTGAGCTAGATTGCTTATCGTTTGTAATGTCGAACATATGGATCTTCCAACCAGCTCTCAAACTCAATACGATGTATAGTCCAATAATCAACCAACTAATATATGTTACATCTGTATTATAAAGTGTTGTAAGAAATCCAAACTGCCAACATAAAAATAACATTACTATCGACGAGCAAAACATTGCCCACCATTTCAATCTTGTTTCCATAAAAAATCCTATCAATTATTTATCCTACGAATGCTTTCTCTAGAACGTAGGTTCCTTGTTGTTGATTACTTCCTTCTACAAACCCACGCTCTTCTAGTATCTCACGCAAGTCTTCGTTGAACTCCATAGAGCCGCATAACATAACTCTGTCCTTTATAGGATCTAGTTCTGGAATCATAGTCAGTCCGTGTGTAGCAGGATCTAACAAATATTCTTGAATGCGCTTAGTCCAGCCAAAGTGTTCAGCATCTTGTGTAACGATTGGCATATAATGAATAAACGAATTTCTAGTTAGCTCCTCGTCATATGCTAGTAAGTCTTCTTTTTTACGAACACTCCACATTACATATGTTTTTCTTTCAAACATAGTTTTAAGTTGCCTACTTCTAAGTATAGACATAAATGGAGCAATACCTGTTCCTGTAGCTAGTAGCCATACTCGTTCAGATTCTTTAGGTGTAAAGTTTTCTGCAAGCAAAGTGCCTTTGGCTTTTTTACCAACATGCATTGTGTCGCCAGGTAAAACATACTTCAATAATGATGTAAGTTCTCCGTTAGGTGCTTTGATAGAATAAAACTCTAGGTAGTCATCACTAGGTGCTGATGTAAAAGAATAAGCTCGCTTTATACTGTCAGGTAGCCCAATCATTGTAAACTCACCTGGCTTGAATGCGTAACCTTCTGGCTTTGTTGTTCTAATCTTAAATAGTGATGGTGTTGTATGATGTACTTCTAGTACAGTGACTTCGTGATACTTTGTGTTTGATTTTGCTTCCTGTTGTTCCTCAATACGAAACTTAGCAAGTTCTTCTTGCCATTCTTCTTCTGTAAGAGCGTGCCATCCTCTACAAAAGTCTGGCGAGCGCCCGCATCCACATGACATAGTTCTCCTTTTATTTTACTTATTAGTTGCTAGTCTTCCTCAGACGTTTTAAGGTTGTTTAGAAAATCTCGAAGTTTAGTGCTATCTGTTTTAGCTGTGATTTTCATTTTAGGTTCGTCGGGTACTTCATCTGGACTTGTAGGTGCTGATCCGTTTCTCTTTACCTTGCTCAATATAGACTGAGCACTTGTGTTAGATGTAACAGTTACACCTTCCTCATCCTCTGAGTCTGTTATGCGTAGTGTATCAATATTAAAATCTAAATCTATTTTAGCATTTACTCCTGAGGAGTTTCTAGTTTTCATTAGCTGGATTTGATATCGTCCTCGTTCCCGCATAGCTCTAGAAGTAAAGATACCTATTACATTATCTGCTGTTTGTATTTTAGATAATCCTCCTGAGATATGACTATGATCGAATTCTATCTCTTCTACAGAGGCTCTATTCAACTGAGATGCTGTTACAAATAGTGTGTTTGTTTCCATAGCTAAATTACGCAACTCTTCAGATACATATTTGTCTTTTACAAATAAGTTCTCAGCCGAGATGCGTTTGCCAATAGGCATCATCAAATCTAAATAATCTACAAGCAATACATCTATTTTTCTATCTGTTTTGATTTCTAATTCTTTTATGTATGCTCTAATATCGTTTGCTGTTTTACCTGATGGCATATACTTTACTTGGAATGCGCCAGACTTTTTTCCTATAATCTTTACCTTCATCTCTACATCATCTATACTCTTAAATATTTCTCGAGAAGGTATCTCTGTAACCATAGAGTCAAGTCTCATACTAACAATCTGTTCTGAAAGCTCAAATGTTAGATAAACTACATTCAATCCTTCCTTTGCCCAATTGACTCCTAAGTTAGCCAGGAATAAACTTTTACCTGCGCCAGAGCCTCCAGCAAATATATTCAGTTCTCCTCTGTTGAATCCACCAAATAGTTTCTGATCCAGTGTTGTCCAGCCTGTGCTTACTTGTCCGTTCCTACTTTTGATCCACTCTAGTCTGCCTCTAGGATCTGCCCAGTAGTTAGTTCCTAAATCTTTTTGTAATCCTATCTGCACTGCGTTCTTTACTAGATCCTCTACTGGGCCATACTCGCCTTTCTCTAGTAAGTCTGCTGACTTGAGAATAGCTTCCTCAAGTGCTTTGTGTCTGCTGAAAGTTTCAAACTCTGCTAGTAGCCAATCATAATGCTCTGTCTTCATTGGGCCAGGATCTCGTAGCTCTGTACCACACGCACCATTCACCATATCCCGTGTAGGTATTGCGTTATGCTCTGCTACATAGTCTGCTAGAAACTTTGCTGCTGATTGTAATCTCTTATCAAATGTCTTTGGCTCAAATACACCTTGACACCTAATAAACGATTCAGCATCTGTTAGAAACATCTCAAGATATACACGTTGTATATCATATCCATAGTCTGTGTTCTGTCTGCTCATTAGAATACTTTTGCTCCGTATTTCTTTTCAAAGTCACGTGCGTCTCCTAAGTCATTTACCATAGGCTGTCCTTTTATATTTAGGCTAGTGTTTAGCAACATAGGACAGCCTGTCTTGTCATACCATAGTTCTAACAATTCTCTAAAGCTAGGGTTATCCTCTCTTGTAACTGTTTGGACTCTTGAGGTTCCATCAGTGTGTACAATGCCTGGGAAACGTTCTGGCTCTCGACACTTCGGAGTGTATTGCATATATGGTCCTGTTGGGCCGTCGAAATATTCATCGGCATATTCAGCGAGGATTGCGGGGGCGAAGGGTCTGAACTCTTGCCGCTGTTTAATATGGTTAACCCTACGCTTGCAATTTGGATCCCGAGGATCAGCAATAAGAGAGCGATTGCCGAGGGCACGAGGACCAATCTCTGCATGTCCTCTTGCAATTCCGCAGAGTCCGATGGATTCAAGTTCTGAGATGATTCTGTCATAATTTAGTGTTCCTTCTATTTCATATCCTAAGTATGGACCGGGCCAGTCTATATGTCTGCCCCTATATGCTAATACAGATCCAATTGATGAACCGGAGTCACCTGGATCAGGCATAATCCATACATTATCCCACATACTGTATATATTAGTATTAGCACTACAATTCAAAGCACACCCGCCCATAAGGACTAGGTTATTGCTAGTAGTTCGACTCTTTACTTCTCTAGAGATTGTCTCAAGTAACATCTCATAGACTCGTTGTGTTGCTGCTGCCACATCATATGCCCAAAAAGTTGGACCACCAAATTCGTGTGCTATCATATCTGGCTTCCACCATAAGCATCCTCGATGTAGATTATGCTTTAGCTTTATAGTTGGTATCTTGCCAAATATATTATCTATAGCAGATGGCGTCAAGTCAAAAAATGTATCTAGTATCTCGTCAAAATATTTATTGCTATCACCAAATGCTGCCATTCCCATCAGTATATATTCTTCCTCATTTGGCTTTAGTCCTAGTCGTTGCGTCATAGCACTATACCATAAACCAATTGAGTGTGGATATCCTTGTGAGAATATTTGATGTAGGTTCTGTCCAGTGCCTTCCCATACAGTTAGAGTCTCAAATTCTCCAATAGAATCTATTACTATAACTGTAGCATTTGAAAATCCTGAGGTGTAGTATCCTGCAGCGGCATGTGACTGATGATGGCTCATTGTATTCACGGGAGAGTGTATGCCATACTTTGCCATATACTTTTCAACATTGTTCTCGCCAAACTTCCAACCTTGACCCGCTTTTAGCTGCCTGACACTTTTTAGAATTGGATCTTCATACCATATTACTTCAGAAGGGTAGCCCCATTGTAGAGCATAGTTTATAATTTTACTGTTTAGATGTGGATCGTTTTTTATTCTACTAAATCGTTCTGAGTGACTAGAGAATACAATTTTATCTCCATCGAATGCTGTTAGCGATGCGTTATGACTGTTTGCGCTGACGCCCCAAGTAATCATACTTACTCATAAATAAAAGGGTCTTGTTCTCTCAATTTCTTTAATCGTTTTCTAAATTCAATTTCTTCTTTTACCCATACAAATGGAAAAGAAATAATTTCCCAGAGCTTACGGAAAGCATCTTTTATTTTATCCATCTTTTCATTCTCAATTTTATTTTTAGACTGGTCCTCTCTTTGTATTTCATTATACTGTAAAGAGTTAGTGTTCTACCGTATTTAGCTACTGCATCGCTTATGTCATTTATTTCATTACGCCAAGGAGGCATACTTACCATCCATTCATTCTCCAATGCTGCCTCAATCATCTTTGCTCCTGCTTTATCTCTGTCAGGTACTACGATGATATTCTTATTCAGAGAGTTTATAAGAAGCGCCTGCTGCGGGTTTATGTCACTACCTAATACTGCTAACCCATTGATGAGAAGAGCGTCTAGCGGGCCCTCACACACGATAGCGTAAGGCCTATCATATGGTTGAGCATCCATACCATATACGAATCCTGGCTGCGAGTATGTTAGATACTTTGCTATGCTCCCTTCAGTCTTGTAGGTACGAGCTGTATAGCCAACACATTCTCCGCCATAGTAGAAGGGAATAATAAATCTATTCTTCATACCTAGCTCAGGACTCCAGTAGAAGTTTGTATCAGACATAAGCAAGTTTCTACTAGCCATATATTCTAATACAGGAACAACTGCTTCGTTTTGTGTCTCAGTCATTAGTTGAGAACCAACAGGAAGTCTAACAGGATCAAACTGAGGACGATGTGAGACATATTGTATGTGCTCTATGTCTTGATTGACACGCATTATGTCAAATGAGATCCGTGTAATCAAATCAGAAGGAACTGATAACCACTCTAGTAACTGCTTCATTTTAGCCGTGAGGTTGCGTCCAGGCTGCCAAGATGCCTTGTAGCCACAGTTAAAGCAAGAGTAGCTGATTACTTCGTTGGATATAATGATGCCAGAGCGCCCTCTGTTATCTGCTTTGTGTCCTCGATGATGACAACATACAGAGTTGAATGCGGTCCAGCCACTAGGCGTTTGTTTTCTCTTGTATGGAAGGTGTGCCCATACAGTATCAGATAATAGGCTCATACTTTCATTATAGCATGATTATTTACAAAAGTCAATCTCGGATGAGAATCTTTTTTATCTTATCTACTGGGTCATTATCAAACTTCACACGCAAGAATGAAAATACTCCGTTGAAGTTCTTTGCTACTGGTTCTGTTTCTGTTCCGTCCAGTGTTATGTCAAACAAGTCTCCCCATGTTGGTGAGGACAGTGTGTTCTCAAGTGTAGCCTGCACAGTTACAGTGCCTGCGTATCCTGTGGTATATACTGCCACAGTGTGTAACGCCTCAGATCCATTTAGGGCTGGTTGAGCAGATAGATATTCACTGTACCAGAAATTATTATCTGGAGTAAATACCGTCGCCACTCCGGCAGGCTTGGCTGGAGGAAAGGCATAGTCATCAACAACTATTGTAGCATTATTGTCAAAGTGACTATCTACATAAGTTATGTGACGACGGTTCTCCTCATCTATTAGATAAATGTTATATCTCATCATTTGCTTTGGCAAGTTGTATAAATCATTTTCTGTAATTGTTGTTTGAAACTTGCCTCGATGAACTGTACTATCTGTTGGTGCGTATGGATGGCACTCTCTTTCAATTACTTTTCTACCATTGTCATCAAATGCTACAAACATTATTTTATATAAATCAATGTTTATGGGTTTGTGATCGGCGTTCAATAATCTAAATTGTATTGTATTGTCTATTCCTTTATAGACTTTGATCTGTCGTGTATACACTGGCATCATCTCCGTAGAAAGGCCTTGCTCACTACCTACTATCGTAATAATATTATCTACTAAATAACGTGGTATTAACTGCATAATATTATTTATATGGAATAAAAATAGATTAATGTTACGAAACCAAATAGAAGAAAACTACCCATTTATCAGTGTAATCACATACGGCGGAAAAGAATACGTTGGTATTGTTGTAAATCAAGATAATAATATTACAACAATATTAGATTACTCTATGCTTAAGACTACTGAGGACAAACAATATCTACTAGAGATAGGACAAACATGGTGGATGGAATCAAATAGGTTAATACCTATTACAATATTCCTAAGCAAAGATGTTGAGCCTATTAGATACTGTTTGAGAAATATGAACAGCAAAGATGTCAATATAGTGCTAGGCCCAACAGTTAATCTGCACAACCTAACACTAAAGAGAGTCAAGAGGAAGAATGTGCAGTTAGTTCGTCGTCCGAAATAATTTGCTCACAGAGTAAATTCATATGAACGACTGTAGCAATTGCGTAAGAAAAGGCATGAGCTTTCTTGAAGTAATAGTCTCCATTGTATGGAGGCTTCCATACTTCTCGGCGTATAGCGTCCCAGCCTTGATCCGCTAGATACCTTTTGGATGGACGTATGATAGCTAGGACCATTGCGAGTTCTTCGACGCTAGTAGGTTGTAGCTTACGACATAACGGTCCGTGCCCGCTCAAGTGAAATACTTGATTTACAAATTCGTCGTGCTGTAGCAACTCCCACTCTGGCTCTGTATTCATCAACTCATCTAGATGTCCTTCATCTCTAACACCTTTGTATATATTGACATTCAGAAAGTCTATTTTGAAATAGCCTCTCTCTTCTGCCTGCTTATAGTTTATCGTAGCTTGTCCAGTTAACGGATTCCACGGGATAGCAGTTCCATATATTCCTGTATTGTGTTTAGCTCCGTTCTCTAGTGTTGCTGCACGGTGAGGAATTATATCTAATAATAAATTTCTATCAGCAAAATCTATATCCACATCCACGTTACTTCCCCAATTTTTTAGCCCAACCGGCTCGCATCTTAGCCTTGTCCTCTTCAGTTCGAGGCACTCCTTTATTCCAAGCAGTCCTGCCTTTATTGGCTTTACTCACAGCATCCTTTACCGCTTGAGATCGAGTCATTCCTCTATTCCAAGCGGGCCTACCTTTTCTCCCGTGCTTTCCAAAATGTTGATGTGCTTCTTTACGAATAGATTCATATAACTTTGAATTGAAGTTGCCACGCAATCTATTCTTGCTACTTCTAACAAACATCATATTGAATGCGTATAGCAGTTTGTGCCTTGCTTCTCCTTCATACATTTTAGTTAGCAATAAGTGTGCAATAAAATGTTCTCTAGGTGTTAAAAGAATAAGATTTTCTTCATCATCAGAACCTCCTACACATTTGGGAATTATATGATGCTTTTCTAAATAAGTATCTTCTCGAACTGGACGTGATGTCATCAACTCAAAATACCATTTAGAATATTTACTTTCCATTTCTCTTACTCGCTTTTTTGGAAGCCATTTTCCATTTTAGTGGTGACACACGATCCTTGAAGCATACTCCTTGTAGGTGATCCCACTCGTGTAAGAATACTTTGACAGCATATCCTGTTAGGTGTTGTCGTCGTTGCTCCATATTCTCATCTGTATATTCTACTAGGATTTCTCTAGGGCGTTTGACTTGAACAAATATGCCAGGGAAGCTCAAGCATCCTTCGTCTTCTAATACAGTATCCTCAGTGTGTTGTAATACTGTAGGGTTGATACAAAGCTCTGCGTTCTTTGGATCTGCTCCCATAACAAATAGTTGATGATTCAAATCAACTTGGTTGGCGCTAAGTCCAATCCCGTTGTTACTCAGCATTGTATCAATCATTATAGCTTTGATCTCTTTAGGATCAAATCCAGGATTAGTGATATCTACCTCAGCAACTTTTGTAGTGAGGATCTCATTTGGGTAATATACTATGTCCATTTAAAGTCTCCTGTTTTCCAGTTTAGTGAAGGAATAAACACACTTGCTAAATCTTCATTATATCTAAGATAAGTTTTATAAAAGTTTATAGATGGGCTTGGCATTGATCTACCATAAAACTCTTCTAGTTTTTGAATTGTCTCTTCTGGGTTAGTTATTATAGATCGATAGTCTACAAATAATATATTAGTAGTATCAGTAAATAGTTTTCCAGGATCATCTTTTGTAGTATAATATTCTATAGAAAAAAGATCTATTCTTTCTTTTAAAAGTTTCAGCAATCCTAACTCAAGAGTTTCTTCTGATAATATCATACGCCAAGCACGATATGTTGTGTATCGTCTCTTAAATCTATATACATCATTTTTTGGTAAGGTTGAAGAATATTGATCTAAAATATCTTGCCTATCTATATATTTTAAAATAGGATATCTTCTTTCAAGGTAGTTACATACTCTTTTACCTATCTTAATAAATGTTTTATACATTTTTTTGATATCATAATATCTCATAATCTCATTAGGTTTATCGCCTAGTTGAATAATCTCATATGGTATTTTGAGTGACGCCTTAGATCTTTTTCGAACATAATCCATTCCATCACCCAATTCATTTTTTATAATTCGTAAGAAATTTATTTGAGCAAAATCATCCTCAGTAACGAGCATCTTAATGTAGTTACAGTTTTGAAGATATTTCCCTTCAGTTTGATTTTGGAAATAAAGTTTGGACTGTTGTCCAATATTATGCCAATAATAAAATTTATAGTCAGGCGATTTATCAATTTGAGATCTCCACTCAACTTGATTTATTGGCTGGAAAGGATCTTCTGGATCAAAACAATAATGTATATTATAATGATCCATTTGATGAGCATCGCCTAGATAACCAATGGTATATTCTGGACTTTCTTGGTACATGCTTGATATTAAAAATAAGAGCATTCTACCACCACCCCCTCCGGGAAAATCTAAATGTGTAGTTTTATACGGCGTCATCTATGTAACCTGTCCCCCAATTTAATGATGGGAAAAATAATTTTGCAAACTCTTCATTATATTTAAGATAATGAAGGTAAAAATTTTTAGATGCAGGAGGTAATTTTTTGTTATAAAAATTCTCCAAAGTTTTAATAGTATAATGTGGTTTAGTCATTATGTTTCTAAAATGTATAGGCAATGTATTGTTAGTAGAATGCAATACAGGATCAAAAGTAGTTTCAGAAAAATATTTTAGCATTCCATCTTTAGTTGATTTTAAATCTTCATTTGTATGAACTAAGTGATCCTTTATCATCTCTTTTATTCCTAAAGGAATATTTTTACTATGTGCTAATATAATTCTCCAAGCTCGATACTGATGCCAGTATTTTTCAAGTCGCCAGATATTTAGCGGCAAAGGTTCTTTGTAACTGTGAGATAAATCCCATACATCTTGCCTACTCATAGTTCTTATCTTTGGCGAATGCCCCGATAGATGTTTGCTGACTTTTCTACCAATCTTGATAAACGATTTGTAAATCTCATCTACGTCATACCAATGTAATATATCTGTTGGGTCTGAAGATAAGAAAACTGTTTTCTCTCGAAGTGTTAAACTAATTGGTTCTTGTTGTTCATGATAGTAAGTTAAAGAATCTCCTATAAAATTTTTTATTATTCTTAGGTAAGCTATCTGCTCAGTGTCTTTGTCAGTCACTACCATCCTAACGTAATTACAGTTCTTAATAAGTTCGTGATCGACAGCCCAATCTATATGATGCCACCAATAGAAATCATCTTCTGGCTTTTTTGGTATCGTATTATCAGTTTTACGAAAGTCAAGATTGGTACTGTGATGCATATCATGTGCCTCGCCAGCCATACCTATCTTATATAAAGGATGTTTATAATACATACTTGATATTAAAGATAGGAGCATCCTACCACCACCTCCTGCTGGAAAATGTAGATGTGTAGTACGATATCCTTTTCTCATAATTTGCTTTCCTTTATCACCTCTTTTGCTAAAATAACATCCCTAGATGATTGTGAAAACTTTTTACCCCAATGATCTGGATCTAATATATGATAGATCAGTCCAAGTTGCTCCTCGTTGAATCGTCCCATCATATCCTGTGCCTGTACAGAGTTTAGTAGTAGCCATGGTGATAGCTTTCCATCTTTGATATGATATACTGCTCTGTTTAGATTTACTAATCTAAAATAATGATTCCATTGTGCTGGTGGATTCTCAGTTGCCCACTCTGTCATTGTTTGTATGCTACGCTCTAATGCTGTATGTACATCTTCCTTCTTTATAAGATCCACAGCATATTTTTCGTATAATGCCTCATCACACCATTTGTCAATCTTTACTCCGCTCATTACGATGTATTCAATATATTTCTCTGGATACAGAGGGCGGACGTTAGTAACGAATGAACCAAACTTTACAAAGGCATTGTAGTAAGGAGAGTTACAGAACTCCTCATACGTCTTGTCACGTTTGAAGCCTGTGCCTTTCCTATAGAATAAATTGAATGCGTAAAATCCTGTTTGTACTCTTTTCTCGTCACGTTGCTGCGCTCGTCGTTTCTTTTCGCAAACGTGAACGAGTATTGTACTCTCTTTAGAAAAACTTTTCTTACAGTATTCGCATTTGAATCTAGAGTTTGATGTCGATGCCATGATTGTCTGCTAGTTCCTGTATATCTTCTTTAGTTGCCATTTTTGCTAATATGAGTAGCTCGTCCATTTTTTGATTTGGGTATGCCTTTTCAAGAACAGATAGAAACTTGCTGTTTTGTGCATCTAGTTTATCCTTGCCAGACTTCAATCCAATCCACTCATGGTATTTAATCTTTCCGTAGTCTGCTGACAGACAGAGTAGTTGCCATTGTAGTTTAGGATGCTTTGACATAATCATATAATGTTTATTGAAGAACTCGTTAGTCTTCAATACTGCTATCTCAGCGTCTGAACCTTTTACACTAGAAGCATATCTATTTAATAGCCAAAATGATACAGACTTTTTCTCCTCATCACTCAGCTCGTCCCATACATTCTTTGCTCCTATATCTACAGCAGCAAGAACATCTTTAACTGGTAGCTTTGCCATAATACTATATAAGATTGCAGAAGTCAATAATTTCTGTTTGACGATTTACATCCTTGATGAAGAAAGCACACAATGGATTCTCATCGTCTGTTAGTGGCACCGATAGTAACTGCCCTGACTTTATCTTAGGGAAGTACCATTTGATGTCATTGTAAAAGTTAGTTACTTTGATTTCGCCATAGTCTGCTTTGTAGCTCTTTAGAGGATTGAATAAGAATGCCTCAAAGCCTCTATCATTCAAACTTGTAAGTGGCAGGACTTCTAAGTCCTTGCCTGTGCGGCTATCACCTACAGCAATATGGAAATCAATAGGCATCATTACTTCGTGTCCATTGATCTCTAGAACGATAGCGGAGTTGCTAAATGATTCTAAAAAGATAAGAGGCACAAAATAAAAGTCAGGATCTGACGGAGTTGAGTTATCTAAAATAGAAAACCTAAAGTCCTCATCAATCTCCTCAGGTAAGTTGTTCAAGTCAAATGATTTATTTTCAAGTGTTAGAATTTTCATGTCCAGTCAACCTTTTGTAGTGTAAATGGGTATTGGGCTTGTTTATAAAACTTTTTACGTTCAGTTAAATGACGCTTGGCAAATTTACAAGTAGATGTGAAGTCCCATATTTGTACAAAGTCCTTGTCCTTTGCTTTGCGGATTCCTCTACCAATAGACTGAATCACACGAACAAATGATTTGCCTGGCTCTATAAGAACCAGATTGAATATTCTTGGGATGTTGATGCCTACTGCTGCTACACCATATGTAGCAATAATAACCATGTCGCTCGCATCCTGGACTTCGTCATATGTCTCTTTTCGATCTTTTACTTTTACTTCGCCACTGATAAACACTGAGTCTGGCACAAGCTCTTGTAGCTTTTTACCTGCGGATACACGATCCACTAGAATGAGTGTGTTACCTGATTGTCTAATATTGATGATCTGGCTAGCCAGATACTCAACTCTCTTGTCGTTAGTAACAAGGTATTTGAGTTCGCTTTGATAGTCACGATGCTCAACAATGTCTATTAGTTGTTGAATGTTCACGTGACACTGTGATAGCACTCCTTTGTCCTGTAGCTCCTTAGCACTAATAGATCCAATTACAGGACCTATGGCAGCGTGGAGTGCTTCAAATTCAAATTTTTCTTTTGGTATAGTACCAGTTAGTCCCCATCGTATGGCAGCGTTCTTTAGGCTTTGTGTTAGTAGTGCCTTTAGAACATCAGCTTTTGCTTGGTGCACTTCGTCTACAATAATAGTTTGTACACCTTGTAAAAACTCTGCGAGAGTTATTTCTACTTCTGCGTCTTTGCTTTTCTTTCCAAGGATGTTAAGACTCTGCCAAGTGCATATGGTATGTTTTTTGGCAAGGTCTTTTCGATCACCAAAGTATACGCCGACGTCCAGCCCGCAGTTTCTGTAATCTTCTTCAGTCTGCTGCACAAGAGATTTGTTTGGTACAATGACAAGTGTTCGTCCATGTTGTTCTGCTATGTGTGAGAGTGTGGCTGTGGTAATAGTTTTACCTGCGCCCGTAGCTATTTCCTGCAGTGACTGCGGGTTAGCTAAAAAATTATTTATCGCTTCTACCTGGTAGTCACGTAGTAGTATTTTTTCACCCTCAGCAGGATGTCCTTTGGGCCAGCATACTCCTTGGTTCGCCCAATAGTTCTCTGTAATAGTTGGAAACTGTAAGTCTATTGTCTGCCGTCTATCATCAATATCTGAGATAGTGTAGTTGTGTTTAGATAGGATCTCTACCACAGTGCCTAGATGATTGACATATCCTGTTCCTCCTATGTTGAAGAAAGGAACTTTGCCATCCCAACGCCCTAGCTTGTAGTGTGGCGTATGCCTAGCATATGGAACTTCAAACTTTAGAGCGTTTGCTATTTTGCGTCTTACATCTACTGGCAAGCCTTCTAACTTGATATTGACTTCGTCTTGTATTACAAGTTTACATGGTTTCATATTGTAAAGTAATGATGTCCTGTGAAAAATTCATCTGAGTACGTTAAGTTTAAGTCTGCTGATTCTCTAAAAACAGTAATAGTTCTATTAGTAGAGATAGAAGCTCGTAGCATCAATACAGTTCTAGGCCTCCAACTAGATTCAAGCAGTGGCTTAGGTATTCTCTTTTGCTGATGTAAAAAGATAACTTTAGTGTCCTTGGTTGGTAAATTATTTAGTTCGTGTCTAGTGACATAGTTATTAAATTCACAATCATCTATTGATCTCTTATCCTTGCGATACAAAACTGCCATCTCAGAATTTTTTACATATGATTCTAAATATGTATGTAGCTTGGCTAGGATAACAATATCAGGAACTGACTCGCCAGGACCTAAGACATGATCAATTCCATTAGCTTGATAGAATGAAACAGACTCGTGTCGAGATAATACTGGCATAGATATGAGTAATGGATATCTATCTAGCTCGTGTATGCTTTCAAAAATTTGATCTAGTCCATATATTTTAGATGAAGCAAAGCAAAGATTAGTAGTTCTCAATAATATATTTTGGCTGACTTGTGTTAGCTTCGCATCGTTTTCTCTACTAGCTTTCAAATCAAAATGAGACAGTCCTAATATACCTGCAGCATCTCGATATAAATGTAAGTTGTGCGGTCCTGGTTCGCCAAACTTTTCATGTGCGTATTCAACCACTCGTGGATGAACATTGCGTAACTGATAATCATATACACCAGGGCAATGAGTATCACTGTTAGATTGTATTTGACATACCTCATCATAATACTCTAATAGCTGAGGCTCAATATCAAATTCTAAATCTTTGAAGTGTGTGATAATATCTAATGCGTTGCGTTCGTTTAGTTTGACGAAGTGCGTCTTTGTTTTATTGTCGTACATTTTTTTATCTTGTACAGACTTGATAAAATCAATATGCTTTATCATTTTATTAGAAAATGGAAAGCGTATAGCCATCATCTGAGCTTTGATGAGTCCCCCAAACACTGGCACTTCTCGCTCTATTACTTTGATAGTTCTTGTTCTATCAATAATACGATATGGGTGACGCAGATGATCCAAGTCTTCTCTAAAGTCAGGATAGCGTGCCTCGAGCCACTCAGAGTATTCAAGTAGTTTGAGTTTTAGCAGTTCGTGCTGCCGTTCAGTCAAACCCATACCCTTCATAGATTGTCTGTGTAAGCTATAGAATAACTTTTGATCAGGATCTGTTAGAATTTTTTTATTAGCTGATATAATATCTAAATAATCTTCAATAGTCACTGGGTCCTGTGGTTCGTGAGAATCTACATCCTCTAGTCCAAATGTCATCATAAATTCTACCTATACTTTCATTATAACAGGTTATAAAATATTTGTCAATCGTTTTAGTGGCTTACCCGTAGATATTTCTTTCGTAGTCCATTCGGTATATGCAAAATCATTCAGCCATTGTCGTCTGTCAGGTGTGTCTGGATTGTTTATATTATTTACATCCAGATTACCCACGCTCCACGCTAGGCTCGAAAAGGAAGTAAAGAGTGGTATTCCTTTCATTGCTGCTATGATGCCTGGGTTGGAACTCCAATTGACTACGGCGTATGCCTTCTCAACAGTAAAGTCATAGTCATCATATGTGTTAGGAATCTTTTTAGGTATTTGTAGAATAGTGTTGGCAGGTAGGTTTCTCAGACGCATTGGGCATCGTGGATGCTGCCTTACAATAATATTTCTATCAGTATGTTTTCTTATTGTAGCTAGTGTATCCATCAGCCATCGCTCTTGATGTTGCTCGTCGTGCCATTGTGCTGACTTATTGTTTTGACAAGCTATGAGTATAGAACCATTTGTGTTTTGTTTCCATGGATCTAGCTTTAGTCCTAGCTTGTCAGCTCGCTTGCTGTCGTTTGCTCGAGGTCCAAAGTAAGCTGAGTTATTGACTCCGCCTACTCCCATTTTCCATGTGACATTGCGTTCTATAGCACCTACTTCTAATACTATGACAGGTGTACGATTGCGAGCTGCTCTGTGCCATATCTCTTTGTTCTTCAACATTCTACCATGCCAGAGGACGCCCCATATGACATCTACATCTCCTTTGTCGGAGTTATGGTAAACAGTGTAGCCTAATCGTTTAGCTCCAGCCTCGAAGGCAGCGAATACAGATTTGGAGTTGAGTGCTCCATTATTTGTGTGCAAATTAAATGATTTCATATTAAATACTTATATATACTATATATACAGGAGAAACTGATGACAGACATTCTTGCGGTAACAACTTTCAACAAAGAGGGTTTAGATCTCTATGCTCAAAAGTTCTTAGACACATGGGCACAAAATACAGATGATAATATGAAGTTGCTAGTGTATGCTGAGGATTGTGATCCAATCAATCCCGCACCTAGCAAGATTCTAATATTGAATCAACGGGAAGCATTACCAAAGTTGATGAAGTTCAAAAAGAAATGGGGCAAGGTTCCTAAGGCTAATGGCGAGTGTCCTTTCCCGCACAAGCGTCCTAGGGACTATGATAAAAAATTCAAATGGGATGCGATGCGATTTGCAAACAAGGTATATGCGGTATTTGATGCTTGTGAAAGAAATACTGGCAAAGGTTGGGTTGTATGGATTGATGCTGACATGGTTGTGCATAGTCACTGGAACTATGAACAATATGCATCTCTGTTCCCTTCTGATGTATGGCTAACATATGTAGGCAGAGGCAAAGGATCTCAGACATGGCCTGAGTGTGGCTTTTATGGGATTGATTGCAAATCCGCTAAAGCACGACAGTTTGTAGCTAATCTTGAATATCAATATGAGAATGCTGAGGACGGGATATTCAAATTAGATGAATGGCACGATAGTTATGTGTTTGGCTCCTGCTTAGAAAAATTTATGCGTATGTATCCAGATGTGTTAGATTACAGTGCTGGTATGTATAGCGTGGCTGTAAAGACTGGTGGGGGAGGACATCCTCTCATCAATGGTGTGTTAGGTACTTGGTTAGATCATCTAAAGGGTGACAGAAAACAAACAGGTAAAAGCAATAAAAGAGATCTTATGGTGAAGCGTGGAGAAAAATACTGGAAGTTTTGATGTTGTAACAAGTATGAGTCTCGACTATTACAACAAGGTTGGGACTTATATGATTCAAACTTGGCTGAAGTATTGGACTGGCTTTACTCTTACTGTTTATACAGAAGACACTTTGCCTATAACTGATCCTAGAATTACAATCAAGGATGTGAATAATTTAGGATCTGCTTTTCATAAATTCCAAAAAGCAACACATACTAACAGCCGAGCTACTATATTTTCTAAAAAGGCATTTCCTATTATAGAACATCTCAAGCCTTCTACTGGTTATCTAGTATGGGTAGATGCTGATGTAATCTCAGAAGGTTACATTACACCCCTTTGGTTACACTCTTTGATAGGGGATGATAGTTCAGATAATATATCTGCTCACTTTGGAGTTCCCCAGCAAGGTTACTATTCTGTAGAGACAGGATTCTTTATAATCAATCGAGAGCATAGATACAAGCCTATGTTCTATGCAAAGTATCGCAGCATCTATCATCGTCGAGACTTTTCAAATATGTATAAGCCTTTTGATGGAGATTCGTTTGGTAGAGTTATTCGTGAGTGTAGAGAGTTTGTAGATGACTTTAGCTATAGAGAATTATCTCCAAAGCCAGATAAGATACTAAGCCCATTCAATAATCAAATGCAAGGAAAACTATGGCATTTAAAAGCAAAGCACAAAGATAAAGACTTTACTTCTTCCCTAAGGTTACATAAGGCTCTTTATCGGAGATAAATTGTTTCATATGTCGCCAAGCATCGCCATTGCGTAGCTCTTCCATTTTCCAATGACACATAGCTAATCGCTGTAGCCAATCTGTTCTATCAAATGTTTGTGGAGACTCAATAGTAGATAAATCTGTATTGGCTACAGCAAATGCTTGGCTAGTCTGTGGAATTGGATCTGTAACATACAGAGGTACTCCTTCAATAGCACTGGCTACACCTGGACTAGAATTGTATGTTATTGTAGCCCATGCTTTTTCAAAATCCTTTTTGATACTTTTGTTGTTAGATATTTTATGCTTTGTCTCTCGCAAATATCTATGAGCGTGTTTGTCTCCTGGATGAGCTCTTACAAGTATGCCTCTGTCTGTATGCTTGCGGATCTCTTGAACTGTTTGATGAATCCAATCTACAACAGACAGTCCTTTCATACTCCAACCTTCGTTGCGTTGGCAACATAGTAAGATGTAACTTCCTAACTTACGCCATGGCTTTACTTTTATATCTAAATCTGTGGATATCTTATCCCAGCGTGTCTCATCTACAATAGTATCAAAATAGTTAGCAGTAGTTGGAAATACTCCGCCCATGCTAAAACGATGATACATCATAGGGTGTAACTTATCTACATTGTAACCAAACAGGTTACTATCAATAACAATAAGATTTTTATTATCGTCTTGTTGTCGTTTTATAATACTACGACGAAAATTTAGATGAGGAGTTCTTGAGGAATTCTCATGCACCCAGCCTTGTAATACAGCAACATCAACTGGGACGGGGCGATTATATCTAGAGTCATAAATTTTGCCAGAGTCTTTATTAGCATTGACTCCTTTGATAAAATTTATGAGTAAGTCTGCTTTGTGACTTCTACGGGCAGATGGAGGTATTGAGTTGATGAAGGCACAAACAGTGGTTTTCATTTATCAACAGTGTCCTTGATGGTAAATTCTCTCTCCATTAGTTGTTGATACTCATCCTTCCAAACATCTGATAAGTCCTGCATAAAATAGTTTTTGAACCAAGGCCCGCCTTCTGTATAGTGTATTAGCTTTGGTGATCCATCGTGTTTGTAGTAGTGCCCTACAAGCCAGTTCCATTCGTGATGCAGTTCGCCTATCTCATCATCCTGCAGCCAATTGAAACGATGGAAGTATCCACCATCTTTAGATGGGTCACTAATAAGTTCCTTAGTCAAAACTTTATTAGAAGGATGCTCACAGTTGAACAACATTACCGAGGACCAGTTTTTGCGTGGATATACAGTTTGTAGTCTGCCATCCATTTTAGTTTGGCTGAGTGGTGTGTAGTCGTGCTTCACTACCATTACAGCATACTTGTCGTCAGCTAAATCAAACAGTTCGTTCAAGTCAGTTTGTAATAGCGTATCACAATCAATAAACAATGCCCACCCTCTGTAGTGTGTTAGCGCAGGTACTAGAAATCTAGTAAATGTAAATTCAGTAGATGATAATCTATCTATTGGACGCCAGTACCAGCCTGACTTCTCTAACATTGTTTTCTTAATTGGATATACAGTAGCGCCAGGTGTTCGTGTTAGAATGCTATGGCGACATACTTCATATGCTAAGTCCTCTCTTGGATCATAGCCCACATAAATTTTTAAATCTCTCATAAAACCGTTTGTTTAGATCTCTACATTCTTCCAAGTATGTAGGATGGATATACATAGTGTCATTGGACACATCATTGATTGACTCTAACATTACAGGCGTATATTTAAAAGTTTTGAACTTTGTGCTCCACGGCACTACTTGAACATTCCTGCCAAGTAGCATAGCCCAATAGGCTCCGTGATAGCTAGTAGTTACTACAGTTTCGCCTGAAGCTAAAAAGCGAATAATATTATATATGTCTTTTGCCTTGTTAGTTAGTACAGGTGCATCTACATCTGGCTTTTCTTTTCTTGCGTGTAGATAATATACTTTGTCATGCTTTATTTCATAAGGATTATCAAATGCTGGATGCATACAAGTTACACACGGAACATATTCGCCAATGCCTATATTGTTAGCATCTCGCAAACCAATCATATCAGCATTGCCAAGCCATTCAGGATATCCTCTGTCCTTATTTACATCATAATTGGTTCCAATACCCCAGACTACGAGTTTTGCGGGTTGCTGTTTTACAATAAATTCAATATTCTCTGTGAACGTTGGATGTATCAAACCACCTCCTCCTATAACAACAATCTTACCCTCGGCATCAGTTACTTGATATCTTGGATTATCTTGAAGTTGAATAGGACAAGTCTTGGCAGAAAAATCTGCAAAGTATCTGCTAGGGTTACAGTAAAAGTCTCCTGCGTTGCCTCGATGCTGTCTATGAAATTCGTAAATCATAATGTTGCGTCCTCCATACCTGCTACTCTTAGTTTAGTAATGTTAGTAATTTGCCATTGCTTCTGATCTAAGCCTTTCATAACGCCTAGCCATTTATTACGAAGCAGTGCAAACTCATTTATGATATGTTCAAAATCAACAACATCAGGTTCACCATCTACATATTTTTCTACATCTCTACTAGACAGTGCTCGCTGATAATTTTCTAAATATTTTTTAAAGAATGAGGATCTTAGTTTGCGAAGTTCTATGTTTAGGTAGTTGAGAATAGCCTCAATCTCTTGTAACTGATTGAACCTATGCTCAACTATACCTGGAAGTTCAGAACTAGCTTTTTCAAGTGAGCCTCTCAGCTTACACTCCATACGAGCTTGTGCTAGTTCTGATTCAAAGTGTTGAATAGCATTAGGTATAGAGTTTACGTCTCTAGTAACACTAGAGTACCATCCTGCCATATTTACTCATCGTATTCGAGGTCAGGTTCGTCCAAGTAGTAAGCAATTGCGTGATCCAAATAAGGACAGTTGCCTAATACAGTTTTTAACGTTGGATCATCTACCCCGTAGTCAGCACATAGTTCAACAAACTGTTCTGCTACAGCAGGTAGATTCTTTTTATCTAAATGATCTTTGAATAAAGTCCATGTATCAACAATGAGCTGTTCATTCATCTTGTGTTATCTCCTCTTGAGTTTCAACATATGGTATATTTAGCTCAAGAGGACGATTGGGTAGATCATTTATAATCATGTCTAGTCGCTCACCAGTCCATGCCTTGCGATACTCTTTATGCTCTACTCCTGCAGAGTCTGTGTAACGTAGTCTGTTGCCATCCTTTACAAGCAATCCTTTCTTCTCAAATAGATCCACTAATCCACTATACGGATCCATTCCTGTCTCATACGGAATCTTAACTTGTACTCCTTCAAACGGTTTAGCATATCGTGTTTTCATAACTTTACAAGCAGCACGAATGCCATTTACATTTGAGGTTTTATTTCCATCCTCATCTTCTTTTAGCTTTAGCTTTTTCATCGCTACTACAATAGAAGAGGCGTAAATAAATCCTTGTCCGCCTGAAATTTTATCATCCGGATCAAACATATCCTGAGATGCATATGTATGATTAGTTGCTACAAGTCCTACGTTATGGCTACCAAACATATTGACACAATTTCTTACTAGGGCTGTTAGTGCTTTAGGTTTCCTACCCATATCACCTTTTAGATCGCCTTTGCCAAACTGATCAACATCTGTTGGAGTTAGCAACATACCTAGTGAGTCAATAACAAATAATACTTTGGGTTTGTCTTCTCCGTCTAGCTTTTTGAAGTCATCCATAAAGACAGAGATTGTTTTAGCTACATCATCAATCATACTCATATTGAGTTTTAGCAGTTTGCTTTCGGATGTATCTACATTTAGATTGCGTAGCCATTCTTCGTCTAGTGCGTTCTCACTATCTACTAGCACAACGAAGATATCTTGTTCCTGTGCGGCTTTTACAATATTGCCAGCACAAATATAACTTTTACCAGCGCCTGACTCTCCTGCAAATACGCTCACTTTACCTAGAGGTATTCCTTTATAGAAGTCGCCGGATATCAAATAATTTAGTGCGTAGTTTCCTGTACTAACCCAATCAGTAGGATCATTAAATCCTGTACTCATACCTGAGATAGATTTAGTCAGTTCTTTGCGAAACTTTGATGGGTCAAAAGCCTTTGCCATTAAATTCCTTAAAGGGTGAGGTGGAGCCCCGTACTAGAATCGAACTAGTAACGGAAGATTACAAATCTACTGTTATACCATTTAACTAACGGGGCGCCAATATATTAATCTTCAGACTTTTGTCTGTTACGGATCATTGCTAAAATGTCATTAGCATCAGCTCCACCTTTAGCAGCATCGGCTGCCGCTTTGGGCTCGTCTGGCTCAAATGGTAGATCGTCGTCTTCTACCTTTTCTACCTTAGCTTCTACCTTTGGAGCAGGTGCGGGAGCAGGAGCGGATTGTGGATCACCAGTCTTAGCTGCCAACCCAGCAGGGCGGAAGTAGCTACCCCACTTCTCTTCGTCATATGCCTCGCCATCGACAGATGCCTCAAACATTTCCTGCATAATCTTCAATTCTACATCTGTTGGCTTCTTTGGAAGGAAGTCATTCAGATTGAACAAGCCGTTGTTATTCACAGCCTGCATTTCAGCATCGCCTAGTGGGCGTGTTCGTCGTGCCCAGCTGGATGTTGAGTAATCAGCGTATCCACCTTTGGAAGTCTTCTTCAGTCTAAAGTCCAAGCCTGATGTGTAATCAGTTGGCATCTCTTCCATGTCTGGATCCATAAGAGCATCCTTGACTAGGGTAAAGATTTGTGGACCAAGTATAAAACGACGAATAAGATTCTCAGGTTTCGATTCTTCGTTCATTGGATCTTCTACTACAAATCCTTGAAACAAATAAGAACGCTTCTTCCAATACTTACGCCCCATTGACTCCATCTCCGGAGACTTGAACCAAGCACGAACTTCGTTCAAGATAGGGCAAGACTCTCCGTACATTTCCATACAAGGAATCTGTACCTGTACTGGCTTAGAGTCCGTTTGTCCTTTGATGCCACCTTCAAAAGGTAGTTTAATCATCAAACGTTCTCGCCAAAAGAAAGTGTTGTTTGTATCTGCGTCAGGTAGAAATCTCAATACCGCAGTCGTTCCTTCTGAAATATTCCAGAAGGGATAAATTGCGTTATCGCCGCCACCTTGTCCTGTTGATTTGGATTCTTGTTCTTTGAGTTTTGCTCGGATTTCTGCTAAAGATGCCATAATATTCTCCTATAATAATAGCCTGTTAAATATGCCTAAGTTGAGTTAAAAGTAGCATATACTTCTTAGTATATACTATATTTTATCTAAAGTCAAGAGGAAATATTTCTTGCTTTAGAACCGTTGTGCTAAATGAACTAGCTTCAGTTTTATTTATCCATAATGACAGCGCATTATAAAAAAGATGATGATTTGTTTCTGACAGATGATTGGGGGAGAGATTTATCTCATGAGTGACGAAGAGTGAATCAGTATATGGCATATTCATATAAGTCTCCAGACCAGGTCCTTGATTGACGCTCACATTATCAAATATATGTTCATTATTTGCTTTTAAAAACATGTCTGTATAACTAGAAGACTCATTTAGTGGCAGTTGTGGAACTTGTATAACAAGAACCTTTTTAAATAATTTTCCTTGAGCAATTAATGTTTGTAAGTTTCGAATTTCATCTATTTCATCAACATTATAAGGAATTCGATGATGCCGAGCATATATCTTAGCCCATTTATACCAAGGTAAATATTTCTCTGCGTCTTTAATTTCAATTATAGATTCCTCTCTAGTTCTATAAAACATATGTGCAAAATTACTAGCTTCACTAGCCTCAAATGGCTTAAAATCAAATCTATGAGCATAAGATAATAAAAAAATTAAATTTATATCTTTTAGCTGTTCAAGTTTTCGTTTATGTTTTATAATTTTCTTAAAAAGTTCATTCAGCATCCTTATGGGTGATGATCCACTAAGACAGTAATTTCTTACTTGATACTGATGGTTAAGTTGGTAGGTATATGTATATGGTATGTGGGAAAAGCATGGATCTCCAAAGCTATCTCCAAAGATCCAAACTTTTTCCCTTGTATCATCCTTCGTGGGAATGATTGTGATCATGGTATTGATCGTGCTTCTTCACTGATTGGTGATGATGAGGTGCTGGTGCCTCTGGTTTGTTATGCTCGTGGTAGTCACAAATAACATCTGTGCCACGGGTGTAGCAAATCTTATCGTGATCGTCGTGCTGCATGAAGTAAGGTCCTTCAACTGCAGGTTGAGGTGCTGTACAGCCTACTGCGATGAGTGCCACTGCGCTCAATGCCAAAAATAATTTCATTGTTTCTCCTAAATTATATTTTATTTATTACCAAACAGTGAACCACAGCATATTGTTGCCAATAGGTGATTCCATGTCAGTAAGTTCAACCACTCCCATTTTCATATCGGGGTGTGCCTCAAACAAAGCCAATTCATGATAAGATATCATTGGCTCATCCTTTAACTTTTCGTATAACTCCATTACTTCCATTGGACTGTCAGCAATGAACAGAGTAATATCAAGATCAGGATAGGTTGTAAATCTAACGCCATGCCGTTGTGCTATTTGTCTATCGTAGTAAATATTTTTCATTTCAGCTACGACATAATCAAATGAGAATGCATAGACGTCATCTCGAGATGTATAAAAAACAGGATATTCTACACCACCTCGCATAATAGGCCTTTTGATGTCATGGAAGATTCTTCCATTACCTACATAGCCATTGTCGTGAATTTCAGCTGATGCTGTGCTTGTCATTATAACAGACATTACCAGTGCTACTAAAAGCCCGCTAATGTATTTCATTCAGTACTCCTCTACTTTATTTCCTCAACTATAGTTCTATCAACTGGAGTCTGAACATAACCTACTTCCTCACTCCAAAAATAATAGTAGCCTGTTGGTATTCCATTCTCTTTTTGTCCTGATGTTATTTTGCCATCTTTAATGGTCCATGTCTTAACTACCTTTCCCTCATCTATATATGAGACACGATAGTCTTGCCCTATAACATTATCAGCAGAACGAAAGAGTTTGTTTCTGGCTTCCTCGGTACAAGCAGATAAAAGTATCAATACAATCGTTATAATGATGACACGCATCAATTGAGCTAACCCTTTCAAGCCCCTATTCCACTCAACCTAATAATATCATTCAATCCACCTGCAGAATCTTGTACAAACTCTCCACGTGATCTTGTGTGATATTCTTTGAACTTTTCGTTTATTGCTCTAATAAACTTATTAGCTCCTTCAACGTATTTTGGGCCATAGTCTTTTTCTACGGCTGTCAATACTGCTGTTTCGCCTTTAGGAAACTGTCCTGTTTCCTTATCATAGTAACCTAAAATAAATTCGGTTACGGGGATTTTCTTTTCTTCTCTATGATCCACTATCTCATCGTCGATAGGATTGAACTTGCTACCTTTGTGATGATGACGCTTTTTTAGATCTCGTAATTTTTCTTGTTGGACTGCATTATCAACTCTATGTTGTGCCCAAGCCTCAAATTTTTCTACTGGGGATGAAGATTTTTTTGCTGCTCGATTTCTTTCTGTTGGTTCTTCTTTTACTAAATCGTCTGGACCAATTGACTCTAAAGGAGCCTCTGCTACTAGACGATAAAGGTAAGGGAATGCTTCTTTTAGCTCTTCATCAAATTGCTTTACAGTAAGTTGATCAATCCAATTTACAGAAATGTCCTCAGGAACTTCTGTAAGTTCCTCAGCTACGAATTGTGATGTAATGTGCTTGTAGCTATACTCACGTTGTATTGATTCTAGTGTTCGTTTGATTGACTGGATACGTTCTTTTACAAGTCCGTGATAGTTTTTCATTCCCTCTGTAACTGCTTTAGATTTGCCTACATAAGTTTTAAACTTACCTAAAATACCAAGCTCTTCAGATAGTCCCGTAATGTGTTTTCCAAAATCATCAAATGGATGCCCGCCTTCAGACATATGCCGTGCCATAGCTCGTGCACCGTTCAAATGCTTATATGGATATTTAAATCTTTCTCCATCAGCATTTTCAATATAAATGTTTTTGATGTTCTGTGTTCTTGAATTCATCAAATCTTGATTTACCTTGCGGGTGTGCTCTAGGTGGATACGTGATGTTCCAACATCTTGATAGCTATCTCGAGCAGTCCCGTATAGTTTTGATTCTGTCATTGCTTGATCCCCAAAGTGTTGTGATGACATAAATTTATAATCGCGTTTGTCTAAGTTGCTCTTTGTAATGTTTCTCACATCAAAGTTCATTAGCCTTTTTCTAGCAAACTGTCGTAATTCTTTTAGAAAAGAATACCATCCTTTTTTTGTAGTAGAGGTTTGGTCCTCTAGAAAAGTTTCAGCGTACATTACATTCAAACCCTCTTGGCTCAGTTCAACATTTATTGATCCTGTTCCTGGTTTGAATTCAAAGTCAAAGTAGCGTCCTTCCTTAGGATTGTTTGTAACATTTCCTGATTCGTCACCAATAGTAACCTCAGGAAATCTTCCGCGGATTTTATTAAACAGCTCTTCGCCTATAAAGTCAATATTCTTATCCATAATTTTATTTATCAATAATGATTAGATATAAAGATTGGCATTGGTGGTTCGTATTCGTCATCTTGCGTCAAACTCTTGAAAGAGTTATATATTCTAGGATCCCAATCTCGTAACACGCCAATCATTCGTATAGCCAGCAGCATGGCAGAAACCAAGTCATCTGTTTCCTCCATCTTAGCACTATAAGATGCACCGTTAGCTACAAAATTTTTCAGTTCTGATATCAATGCTGCTGAATTTATTTCTAGTTCGTAGTTCTCAATCATAGTTTTCATTTTACTACACGCATTGAGTTTAGAGCTATGTGTAGTGTTGAAGCCTTTCCTATACTTCCGCATATGTCCTTTGCGGATAGGCTCGCTCAAAAATAATCCAGGTATATGTTCTTCACCTAAGTCATTAATAACAATAAGTGCCGCCTCACCAATGGAATTATTTTCTACACTCCAATATAATGAATTTACATTGTCTAATTTAGATGCAATATGAATACACAAATCTTTTAGCAATCGTATTTGTCCAGGAATAGCAGTAGTGTTATGTCGCCACTCTGCTACCTGCTTCCAAGTAGGAACTTCTACAACTTGTATAGCAGCATAGTCACCACCAGTTCCCATAGCCGGGTCCAGTGCTACAACATATGTAGCCGCTGGATCTATTTTTCTATACCAGCGTATCTGTCCCATGTTCATTATAATTTTGTTGCCTACCATCTCAGCTAAACGTATAGAGTTGATTAGTGTTTCATCATATACTAAGAACTCGCAGCCATATTCACGTCTAAAACGCTCTTCACCAATACGTCCTAGTTCAGCCTCTTTCCATTTTTCATCTCTATCAGGATGCTCGTCCCAGCGGCAGGTAAAAGATTTAAATCCGTTTATACCTAAATCTTGTTCGTTGCCGTGCTCGTCAAACTTGTGTTCAGCTTGCTTCCAAATTGTAGCAAATGTATCTTCGTCTGAGTTTGGAGTAGATGTAATAATGGCACGCCCACCAGTTGCTAGTGTAGGAGAGATAGAAGTCCAAAATTCTTCAGCTATGTTTGGAGCAACGAACGCAAACTCATCACAGTATAGCAGTGATATGGACATACCTCTACCAGTGTTACCTGTAGTGGTTGCACTTACAATCCTGCTACCGTTTTCGAATTCAATGCTACCTTTATTGTAACTGATTACACCTGCACGAATATGATCTGGACAACATTCATACACATAGCGAACTCTCTGCATAATCTCTTGAGCGCCTGTGTATTTGTGAGCAGCGATTAGAATTGTTTGATCTGGATGAAACATAGCGTACCACATCAAATATATTGCCGCGCAGGTTGTTTTGCCTGTCTGGCGTGGTAGCATATTCACATTGAAGCGATGATTGTGATATGTATCCATTAGTCTGACTTGATAGTCAAACGGATCAAATAACAATTTACCTTTGACAGGATGTTGTATGTAAGCGTAGTGTTTGGAAAAGTGCAAGTATCCTTCCTCAGGATCCATGCACTTCATTAATTCTTCTATTTGTTCATTGGTGTATTGTTCTTGCTGGTTAGCTTTTTTAGTTAATACCCCATCCAAAGATTTTGACATTGTTCTATATTTTTAGAGCCCAGATAGTTTGCGGATGTCGTCCATCTCTTCATCATATTGACTACTATTGATTTGATCCTCTGGTGCGTCCTCAATCTTCTTCTTTAGATGTGGAGGAAGATTGTGCTGCTTACCTTTGAGTTCTTTTTCTCGTGCTGCTTGCTCGCCTTCTGTTCTTCTTCCTGCAGATCCACCTGCACGTGTTCGGCTTACGCCTGCTAAATGTCTGCGACGTGCTTTTTGTTTCTCTCGTTCTACAGCCTCGTCATAGTCGGTGCCTAGATCCAATACTTTGTTGCCGTACATTCTTTTGAGTTTGCGGAATTTGGAGTTTGGGAGAGCCATAATGTCTTCGTTCTCATTTGGAACTTCAATATCACCAGCAAAGCGACTATCATCTTGGATGTCCATATAGTCATCGTCGTTAGGAACTATAAAGTATGTTCTATCATCTCTTCCTGAGAAAGTGTCTAACCAACTTCCTTCTTTTGGATAAGAGTTGTTACTACCTTCATCTCTTCCATCAATTTCTGTAAAGTATTTTTCATTCAATGCTTTCCAAAGTTCTTTCTTAAATTTACTTTCCATTGCCATAGGATCCTTTACTCTAATGTCTGATTTTTTGTTGCTTGGTCCACCGGATACATTCTTTCTCAAAAAGTCACCGTCTTGATATTTCTCATCTGGGGAGTTGTCCCAGTCACCATCGCCTTCTGCTTCTCCGCAGGGTTCGTCACCGTGGATTCCTCCACAAGTGTCACAAGTTGAAGGTCCGTCTAAATCTAATCCAA